GCGCAGGAGATGGAGGTTCGAGCGACGGGGGAACAGGTGGTGGAGGCGGTGGTACAACACCAAACGCAAACACGCCTTTTGAAGATTATTTAATTGATGAAGGTGCGGGTATACAGACAGAACCTGGAACTATTGTAGCACCTGGAGAATACCCATCTACACAAGATGAAATGGATTCATTTAATCAGATACCCGTTACAAACGTAGCAGAGTTTCCAACAGGTGATGCTAGTCTAGCAGAACAAATAGCAGCTGAAGACAGAGCAGCTAAAGCCTTAGCTAATGAACAAGCTTTAACTAATCAAGAAGATTATAGAATGTCACAGTATGATTCTCCAACACCAACTTACTATGACGGCACTGCAACATTACAAGACGCAGGAGCAGGTGAAGGTGATATGTATCAATCGGACTACCAAGGAGGCGAACCATTAAGTTTTGATGATAGAAATCAAAGTATAGAGGACATAGATAGAGTAAGTGCTCCTTATGGCCGTAATCCTATAACAGGAGAAGCTTATGAGACACCAAGAAGTATAGCAGATCAAAATGCAGTATTAGGTCAAACTTTTGCAGCAGATGATGTTGATGCAGATGGTAATCTTTTGCAGTCAGGTATAGATAAAATGAAAAGTATATTCCCAGATTTTAATCCTTTAGCAGCAATAGGTAAAATTGCATTTAATAGTTACATTGGTGCACCAGTAACTCTAGCCTTTGATGCTTTAAAAAAATTACCTAGTGGTATTTCAACTACAACAAACAAAGCTAGAGAAGTTGGACTTTTAAGTGGTGATACTACCGTTACACAAGATATATATGGAATTAACACACAATCTGCATTTGGTGATTATAATAAATACGCAGTAGACAAAGCAGAAGAATTGCAAACTAAATTTGATAATGGAGATTTACAACAATATAAAGAAGATGGAACTCTAACTTATTTAGGAGAAAAACAAGCAAAATACGCTGATTATGTAAAAACATCAGGAGCTGATGGAGACATTAATCCAGAAGGCACTGGTGATGGTAGTGTAATGGAATCTGTTTATGATGCACCAACCGTGGAAACAATAGATCCAGGTGTTCTTACTGAAGATGATGATGATTTTGTAATTGGCGATGAAACTCCTGTAGATATAAATGGGAATGTAATAAACAATAATACAGATATAGTTGATGTTCAAGCAGTTAAAGACAATATAAAAAAAGCAGAAGAATCTACTATAACTAATGATATTACATCTAATCAAATAGATGAGTTTAATATAGACGCTGTAGAAGATTATGATTTCAGTGACTTTGATGATGGTGACACAAGTGTTGCAGCGGACACACCCGCAGGTTCAGAACCAATTGGTTCTTTTTTTGATGCAGTAGATAATGCAGCCGCAGAGGCAGCCGCAGCACAAGCTGCTTCTGCAGCACAAGCTGCAGCTAATCAAGAATCATATAAAGGAGGTGGTGATGGCGGAGGCGGAGGCGATAATGTAACAGATTCTAAAAGTGGTGACACCTATAGTGGAGAAGCATATGGCTATAATGAAGCTGCAGAAAAAGGTAATGATAGTGGTGGCGGTGGCAATGGCGGCGGTAAAATAGTTTGTACTATGATGAATGAGTCTTATGGCTTTGGATTATTTAGAAATAAAATATGGATGAAGTTTCACAAAGACATTGCACCAGAATACCAAAAAGGATATCACAAAATATTCTTACCTTTAGTTAAATTATCTAAAACAAACAAAATAGTTAAAAAAGTATTAGAACACATTGCAGTGCATAGCACTATAGACATGAGACAAGCAACGAGAGGCAAGACTCATTTATTAGGTAGAGTATATAGAAAAATTATTTTACCACTTTGTTATTTTGTAGGGAAACATGTCAAATAAAAATAGCGCATTAGAAAAAATAGAATCACATGAAAAACTTTGTCGTATCATGCAAAAACAAACTCACGATCGTATTAATCAATTACAAAATCAGATAACTAGAATAGAGCGAATATTACTTGTGTCTATGGGTTCTGTTATGACGGGTATGGCTGGTGTTATTGTGGTGCTTATACAAAAATTGTAGCGCTCACGCGTATGTCCTACGTTTTCCTATCTTCAAGTTTCTTAAGTTTACTTTTTAATACTCTGTTGAGATATCTTAAATCATCTACAGTATGTTCTAGATCTTCTATTTTTAATTTTAACTTCAACAATTTATTTTCTCCAATTATTTCTTTAGTCATTATATCCAATCCTTTAGTTCTTCTCCCATAACTTGACTAGCTATGTTTATTTTTTTACGTAAGGCTTTTACAATTCTTTCATCAACAGTATCTTCTGCAATAATATCAATATACGTCATTGGTTTAGTTTGACCAATACGATCTATTCTGGCTTCTGATTGTTGACGTTTTTCAAGATCATAACCATTAGAATAATAAATCATATTACTAGCACCTGTAAGTGTAATACCGTAACCACCCGTTTGCGGAGTACCTACTAAAAATCTAACAGGACTATCGGGATCTTGAATAGCTTTAATTGCTTTCTGTCTATCATCCATAGAGGTATCACCATAATAAGTCATAACAGTGTTATCCCCATCCTTGTTAAATTCTTTTTTAATGTGTTCTACAATTGTTTGTATATCGTACCTATAATGTGCCCAAATTACAACTTTACCGTGTAGTTCATGCAACAAACTAATTAATTCTTCCATACGATTATTTTTTAATACTTGAGTAGTACCATCATCCGATGTAAAATGTCCGCACGTTATTTGATGCAATCGCATCATTTGTGTCATAACCGTTGCTGTAGTTGCAGCCTTACCATTAAGAAAAGCAAGTGCTGATTGTTTCATTTGTGAATATACTTTTTTCTGTTCATCACTTAATTGAACAATACGTTTCATAAATGTTTTTTTAGGTAGATCTAGGCAATCATCTTTTAATACTCTGTAAGAAAAAGGTTTAAGTTTTTCTGACAACTCTGCAAGGTTCTTGTACCCCACTACAATATGCACTGATCGTCCACCAAAATTCATCTGTCTCATTACAGCGTATCTTGTTTTAAATGTGTAAAAAGAACTATGATCTAATAACCAAGGATCAAGGAACTCACACTGTTTAAATAAATCTAATGGTGATTTAGTTACAGGAGAACCTGTAAGTATTCTTTTATACTTAACATCTTGACCTAGCTTAACTATATTTTTAGTACGTTTAGCTTCTGGATTTTTTATAGTAGTAGACTCATCAATAGCCATTAAAGTTTGATGACAGCTTAAAAATTTTTCTGCAAAGTCAATACCTTTTTTAGTAGAGAAAGCTTCTACATTCATAATTAATATATGTAGATCATGACCTTGTTCAAACAGTTTATTTAATTCTTTTTGTTGTTTTTGATTGATATTAGCTTGCCACAATACTGCCGTTTTTTCGACATGATCTGCCATATGTGTAGGTATTTCGGACTCATGCCAATTTTTATACACACCTTTTGGTGCAATAATTAACACTCCATTTATTTTACCTGCATCATAAAGCATAGATATATTATCTATTAATACTTTAGATTTACCTGTTCCCATTTCCATAAAATAGGCAAAAACTTTTTTATCCCAAGACATTTCTAATGCCTTAATTTGATGGTCGTATGGTTTTGTTTTAAATTTATAATTCATAATTTTTCTTCTTTCTACTTGACAAGATAACATTAATAATTATTATGTCAACCATGAAAGAAAATACAGTCTATGTAATACAAGAAGTTGCTGGTACTAAATCAGGTGTTCCTAAAATTAATATTATGGGTGCGTCTCGTTATGGTAGTTTTAAATTTTTATTACCAGAATTTTCACAAATAATATTTTCTCCTGGTCCGTTAGTTTATAAATTAAGACAAGGTTTAAAAAACTTTACGACAGAAGATTATTTATTATTAACAGGTGATCCAGCTATAATAGGTGTAGCATGTTCTATAGTTTCTGACATGACTAACGGTAAATATAATTTACTGAAGTGGGATAAACAAGAAAGACAATATTATCCTATTACAATTAACCTATACGAGAAAGGAGAAATCAATGATTGATTTTGAACAAGACCAAGCAGATGCGATTACACAAACTAATGATGTAAAAGCTTTATCTGATCAAGTTATAAAATTAAGATCACTTGAAGATAATTTGGCAGCAAAAGAAAAAGAATTAAAAGATCTTAAAAAAGATATTGATCTATTATCGGGAGAAGTTATTCCGACTATGATGATAGAAATGAATATATCTACATTAAAATTAGCAGACGGTTCCGCTGTAGAAGTGAAACCCGTCTACGGTGCTTCCATTCCTGCAGATAAGAAGGAAGAAGCATTTACATGGCTTCGAAGTAACGGCCTTGGTGATTTGATTAAAAATGAAATCACCGTTGCCTTTGGTCGTAACGAAGACAACAAGGCTAGCGAATATGCTAACCTTGCACAAGGTCGAGGGTTTGAACCAATCCAGAAATTAAAGGTTGAACCCATGACACTTAAAGCACTAGTCAGAGAGCGTCTTGAGTCTGGTAAAGAGATGCCCTCTGATTTATTTAACGTGTTCGCAGGCAATCGAACCAAACTAACAAGGAAATAGAAACATGAACAAAGAAAACAACGTAGTAAAAAAAGAAGAAGCTGGCGCTATAGCAGTTGTCAATTTTGAAGACGACTCTGGTAAAGGTTTAGGTAACATAGGTCACGATGATCTTGCGTTACCTTTTTTAAAAATACTAGGACAATTGTCTCCTGAAGTAAACAAGATAGATGGTAAATATGTTGCTGGTGCAGAACCAGGAATGATTTACAATTCTGTTACAGGTGAATTGTTTAATGGTGATAAAGGCGTAAATATAATTCCATGTCATTATAAATTGGAATATATTGAATGGAGAGACAGAGGCGAAGGATCTGGCGCTCCAGTTGCTATACACTCATCATCTAGTGACATCATGAGTAAAACAACTAGAGGTTCAGACTACAAAGATAGATTACCTAATGGTAACTATCTAGATAAGACTGCTCAACATTTTGTTTTAATCACTGGTGATAGTCCATCAACTGCATTGATTGCTATGAAATCTACTCAATTAAAAATTAGTAGAAAATGGAATAGTATGATGCAAGGCATTAAGTTGAAGGGTAAGAATGGTTTATTCACACCAGCATCTTTCAGCCACATTTATCAATTAAAAACTGTTCAACAGAAAAATGATAAAGGTACGTGGTTTGGATGGGAAGTTAGTAAAGTTGGTGCAGTAGAGAATGCTGCTTTATACCAACAAGCTAAATCTTTTGCTGAAAGTGTTTCCAAAGGAGACATTGAAGTAAAGCATGGTGAAGCAGCTTCTAAAGAGGCTACTCATTTTTAGATTTCTCTAGAGAGAATCGGGCGGCGGAAGGAGACTGAAACCGCCCACTAAATACTTGGGCTTATGGATAAAAAATTTATACAGATATTTACTGGATTAGAAAGAAACTTTGGTTTTGCTAACGTAAAAAATGGATACACAGATCCAGAAACGGGCAAATTTAAATTAAAAAATGGTGACTATGGTTGGTCATCTAAACCTGTAACAGAACAAGATTACATAGATCATTTATTAGGTAAGAGATCTATTGGTATACAAGCTTGTGATGATGAAGGTATGGCACGATTTGGAGCAATTGATATTGATCCTGAATATAAAAACTTTAGTCCACAAAAATATTTAGATATTATAAAAGAAAACAATATACCTGTAATACCTTGTAGTTCTAAAAGTGGTGGCTTACATATATTTGTATTTACTAAAGAACTAGTTAAGGCAGAAGTAATTAGAAATTTTTTAGATACCTTACTATTTACATTTAAATTAGAAGTCAGCACAGAAATATTTCCTAAACAAACAAAACTAGGTACAGATGAAAGTGGTAAGAAATTAAATGGAAACTTTATTAACCTACCTTATTTTAATAAGAATGAAAGATGTGCCTTAAACATAGACGGCACTAAATTTAATTTTGAAGAATTTATACAATTGGTTGAAGCCAATAAAAAAACAGAAGTAGAATTACATGATTTTGCATCAGCCCATGTGAAAAATGTATTACAAGGGGGACATGAAGAGTTTTTTGATGGACCTCCTTGTTTGCAGATACTTACAAAAAATAAACTAGATGATGGTAGAGATAGATTTCTTTATAACTACATGGTCTTTGCAAAGAAAAAATATCCCGATGATTGGGAAAAGAAAGTAGAGAAAGCAGCTAGAGATTATTTTGAATACTCACCAGAATGGGATGATAAAAAAGTAAAAGATAAAATTAAATCATGGAAGAAAGAAACTAAAGGACATACCTGTACACAAGAACCTATAGTAAGTCATTGCATGAAACCCCAATGTTTAAAAAGAAAATATGGTATAGCATCTGATACACAGAAAGCTTTTCCAATGTTATCGGGTTTAGTAAAAATTAATTGTAGACCAGATCCAGAATATACATTTAATGTATCTACTCCTGGTACAACTAAAGTACAGACCGTTTTTGCAAGATCAGTTGAATCGTTAACTGACCAAAGAAAAATGAGAAACATTATAGCAAATGCCGCTGGTTTTGTACCAGAAATGGTTAAGGCAAATGTTTATCAAGATGTATTAAATCTTTTATTTGCAACTAGATCAGTAGTAGAGCCACCTAAAGGTACAAGTTCTGAAGAAAAATTATTTGATTACATAAAACAATACATGAACGGCGCTAAAGCAGAAAATAATATTTCTTTTAGAAGTGGTGCAACATTAATTGAAGAAGGAGATGCTTACTTTAGTTTTCCAATATTTATGAATGTATTAAAAAGTAAAGAGTGGAAGTTTAAAGAAGATAAGACAGGTGTAATGATTCAAGACCAAGATGGATTTATCAAAGGGGAAATAACTAGAAAAAGATTTCCAAAGAAAAAAGATGAAAAGAAATCTTATGAATCAATTCATGTTGTTAAAGTAGCTCTAAATAAATTTTTAGAGAAAGATTTAGAGGAAGAAGTATTAGATATAAAAGGAACAGGGGAGATAATTTGATTAAGAAAGTTTTGGGTCCTCCAGGTACGGGTAAAACATTTACATTATTAGAGTACGTTGATAGCTATTTAGAAAAAGGAATACCTATAGATAAGATAGGTTACTTTGCCTTTACTAAAAAAGCAGCTACTACAGCAAAAGAACGTATGATTGAAAAACATCCAGAATATAAAAAAACACAGCTAAAATATTTTCAGACATTACATTCTTTTTGTTTTCACACATTAGGTTTACGAGAAGAAAATGTAATGCAACCAGAACATTATGAAGACCTTGGTAGATTAAGTAATATTAGATCAGATAATAATAAAAGATTAAGAATAACAGAAGAAAGCAACGGCTATCTTACATCTAACTCTGAATATTTTCAAGTAATAAATAAAGCTAGCGTTAAAGATATATCTATACAAAGTGAATTTAATACAAACGAATACAGTAGAAAATTAGATTATCAAATATTAAAACACTTGGAAGTTAATCTAGCAAATTACAAAGATAAAAATAAACTTATCGACTACACCGATATGATTAAAAAATATATTAAAGAAGAAGAAAAGTCACCTACATTTGAAGTAATATTTATAGATGAGGCACAGGATTTATCACCCATACAATGGCAAATGTTTGATGTGTTATTAAAAAAAACCAAAGACATATTTTTAGCAGGAGATGATGACCAAGCTATTTTTACTTGGGCAGGTGCAGATGTAAAAAGATTTATAAAACAACCCGCAGAAAATCAATTTCTTACACAATCTGTAAGAGTACCTAAAGTAGTACAAGAAATATCTAGTGTAATACTATCAAGGATACAAGGACCAAAAATAAAAAAAGAATATTTACCCAGTGATGAAGAAGGTACACAACAACAAATATATTCTTTAGATAACGTTGATTTATTAAAAGATAAATGGTTGATATTAGTCAGAACCAACACCATACTTGAACGAATAGAAGAGCAATTAAGGGCTAAAAACCTATATTATTTAACTAAAAAAGGCAAGAGTTACAATGGTAGATTGTTTAGAAACATTCTAAACTGGACACGATGGACTAAAGGAGAAAATTTAAACGTCACAGAGTGTCAAGATATATTTGACTATTTAGATTTTAAGTTTGATGAGAAAAAATTAGGTACCAGTATATCAATAGAAGACGCAGGTTTCAATAAAAATCAAACATGGTTTGATGCCTTTACTAAAGCAAGTAACGAAGAAAAATTATATATTAGAGCAATGTTGAGTAATGGAGAAAAATTATCTCAAGACGCAAGAATAGAATTATCTACTATCCATGTAGCAAAAGGTGGAGAAGAACAAAATGTTATTGTGGTTTTAGATAATGCAAGAAAGATAAGACAAGCTATAGAACACAACACAGACAAACAAGATGAAGAGCATAGAGTTTGGTATGTTGCAGTTACTCGTACAGCTAAAAACTTATATTTTTTAAAATCTAAAATAGAAAGGAATGGTTATATAATATGAAATGTTGGCACTGTGATGAAGAATTAATATGGGGTGGAGATCATGACACTGAAGACAATGAAGATTATGATATGGTAAGTAATTTATCGTGTCCTAATTGTCATTGTCATGTTGAAGTATACCATCCATCAGAAAGATTAATTAAAGAATATAAAGATTATGAAAAGGAGGAAAAATGAGTACAGACGATCCATACTTAAAACAAATTGCAGGCACACATTATATGAAGATGAAAATTCAACCTGCAGAATTTATTAATAAAAACAATTTACTTTTTGCAGAGGGTAATGCCATTAAATATATTTGTCGGCATTCAGCTAAAGGTGGCCTAGAAGATGTTAATAAAGCCATACATTATTTAGAAATGATTAAAGAGAGAGATTATAAACCAGAAGAGACAATAGAAATGGAGAAAAAATAATGATTGTACCAAAGTTTGAAGCACAAAAAGAATGGACTACTCCATCAGAGTTTCCTGATTTAAGACAACACGATGAGATAGCAATAGATTTAGAGACTAGAGATCCTGATTTAAAATCAAGAGGTTCTGGTTCTGTTATTGGTAATGGTGAAGTTGTAGGAATAGCTGTAGCTGTTGCAGGTAGTTCTTGGTATTTTCCTATTGCTCACGGCAATGGTCCTAATATGGAACGTAAAAAAGTTTTAGAATGGTTTAAAGATACCTTGGCTTGTAATGCTACAAAAATATTTCACAACGCAATGTATGATGTATGTTGGATACGTCAATTAGGTTTAAAAATTAATGGTTTAATTGTAGATACTATGATTGCTGGATCACTGGTTGATGAAAATAGATATAGATTTGATTTAAATAGTTTAGGTTGGACTTATTGTGGTCATGGTAAAAATGAAGCTGCATTAAATGAAGCCGCAAAAGAATGGGGAGTAGATCCTAAAGCAGAGATGTGGAAACTACCAGCAATTCACGTTGGTACTTACGCAGAGAAAGATGCCAGTCTTACACTAGAGTTGTGGCAAGAAATGAAAAAAGAAATCGTAGCACAAGACATACAAGAAGTTATGAATCTTGAGACAGATCTGTTTCCTTGTTTGGTTGATATGAAATTTCTTGGGGTAAGAGTAGACGTTCAAAAAGCTCATATACTGAAGAAACAATTAGCATCAGAAGAAGAAAAGTTACTCCTGAAAATAAAAAAAGAAACAGGAATAGAACCTCAAATATGGGCAGCAAGATCGATTGCCAAAGTGTTTGATAAATTAAACTTGGAATACGAACGAACAGAAAAGACAGCTGCTCCTTCATTTACTAAAAACTTTTTGTCTTCTCATAGTCATCCTTTGGTACAATGTATAGCAAAGGCCAGAGAAATAAACAAGTCGCATACTACATTTATAGACACAATTATTAGACATGAACACAAAGGTAGAATACATGCGGATATAAATCAATTGAGATCAGATCAAGGAGGTACTGTAACAGGAAGGTTTAGTTATTCTAATCCAAATCTACAACAACTCCCAGCAAGAAACAAAGAAATTGGACCAATGATTAGATCATTATTTTTACCTGAAGAAAATACAACATGGGGATGTTTTGATTACTCACAACAAGAACCAAGATTAGTTGTACACTATGCATCATTGTATAAGTTTCCATCTGTTTATGATGTCATTGAATCTTATCAAAATGATCCTAATACAGACTTTCACCAGATTGTAGCAGACATGGCAAAGATACCAAGAACACAAGCTAAAACTATTAACCTTGGATTATTTTATGGTATGGGTAAAACAAAACTACAAGCAGAACTCGGTGTGTCAAAAGACAAAGCTAATGATTTGTTTAATCAATACCATGCCAAAGTTCCATTTGTAAAACAACTGATGAATGCAGCATCGAACAGAGCACAAGATAGAGGACAGATAAGAACTCTACTTGGTAGACTATGTAGATTTCATTTATGGGAACCAAATAGTTTTGGTATGCATAAGGCCTTGCCACATGAAGAAGCACTCCAGGAACACGGACCAGGAATTAAAAGAGCATATACTTACAAATCTTTGAATAAATTAATTCAAGGTAGTGCAGCTGATATGACTAAAAGATCTATGTTAGAACTATATAAAGAAGGTATTATTGCACATATACAAGTACATGATGAACTAGATATATCTGTAGTAGACCAAAAACACGCAGATAAAATTATTGAGATTATGGAAAATGCTGTTAAATTAGAGGTACCCAATAAAGTAGATTATGAAAAAGGAACTACGTGGGGGAATATACATGATTAATTATGGCTTATCTAAACGCAAACATACCAGCAACCTACGCACAAATAAGAAGAGAATATTTATATGATTGTAAAAAACATCACGGAGAAGTTGAAGACTGTATTATCTTCGGTATCTCATGCCTGGGTGGTCGTGCTATTTTATGGCATGCTATCATGGAAAACGGCGCAATATTTTACCGCCTACCAATTTCGGCTTTTATTCAACGTGGTTTTCAACCGAAAGATGTTCCAATTAAAAGACTTGATGAACTTCAGCTTTGGAATAGTTTTTCTTATTACCCTGCTGTTACTACATTTGATATTTTAAGCGCAGCATCTGGTAAATACATAGGTAAAGATAAAAAATGGCATCACGGTAAATACTTATTTACTATTGACTTTGCTCATCCAGAGACTAATATACTTGATACCGATCATTCGGAAATACCGCACGAACATAAGTGCGCTCACATAATTGCGTT